CCTTCCAATGATGGCGGGTCGCGCACAGGGTATGTCAGGTGCCGTTCCCAGACAAAGTCACCAGAAAACGATGCGAACGACGAATCGTTCGGAAACTGGACACCGCGCGGATGGTTTAGGTTTCAATGGCGCGAAGCGTTTCATTTCAGCACAAACGGTTTCCCAAGACCCAACTCGTTTCAAGGGTGATCGCAACGATGAACAATACATGTACAATAACCAGCCAACCCCAGGTATTCACAGTTTCCATGGTGCGTATGTGAACAGCGCGGCAGCTCAAGTGACAACCAAGAATAACGAGGAGTTGATGAAGTATGGTTTCCGCCCAGAAGATCGTAGAGGTAAGGCGAACCGTATGGGTAACCCAGGTCGTATGAATGTCGCTCAAACGCGTGGTCATCTCACAACTGTGCGATCGGATACGACACGCATCGATGGTCGTGTGAACGCCGCAAATGGTGCTTGGTCTCAACAGTATCAACAAAAGCCATTCCACCAGTTCAACGCGTACAAGGGCATTGAAAATCCAAACTCCAGATCATTGGATATCGCAAAGAGACAACTCCAGAGCAACCCATTGGCACACAGCCTTTCGTAAATATACCATTTCGACTATAGACAAAAACAATCATTAAAATTATATACCCTAATTTTAATGAAGGTTCATACCCTTGATATTGATAGTAGTGAGCGTGATCCAATCATACACCCATACGCGAACAACTATGTTGTTACTTTAAGTAATCCAATTTATGACGTAACGACAATTAAGTTGATTTCTGCGCACATCCCAACACCCCAACTTCTTGTAAATACAACGAATAAAGTGTTTAGTGTCGATGGTGTGGATGTGACGCTTGATGAGACGAATTATTCATCTGGAACCGATTTGGCGACGGACCTTGATATTAAGTTGTCACCCCCAACATCAAATGTTGATTTAGTGACATTTGATGGTGATCGAAACGTTCTTATATTTTCGAATACTTCAGCTGGTACACACGACTTTACATTTGAATTCTATTCGGGAACATATGGGTACTTGAGTAATACATTACCGGTAACAACACCACATCAAATTATCGGGTTTGATTCAAATAACCAAACGTCAACGAGTAATGTTCTCACATCAGGAGCTATCAACTTGAATGGACCAAACTCCCTCGTTCTCAAACTTACGGCGGGGTCTGACAATTTTACGAAATCTGTGTATACCGTGTCGCCATTCTACACGGGTCATATTCTTCTCAACGGGTCACAATTCATAAATTACAGTGGGTCCGATGACCCAATTGTACACGAATTTCACACCGGGCCACAAAAACACATTCGAGATATTAGGGTCGAGTTTTTCTATACGAGTCATGGGCGTTTGATACCATACGATTTCAGAAATCAAGATCACATATTGAAGTTTGAAATCACATGTTCTACGGATAAATTGAAGGGATTGCCTAAAGTACCCCTCGAGGTGGTACACAAGGAACTACCACCGCCTGTAAGCATTCCTGAGTTTGAGAATCCTTATAGATGGAATGAGTATATAACTATATTTATTATAGTTCTGGTTGGTTTACTATTGTTGTATATACGACGACCAAATTATCGGGTAATCGCGAACACTGGTTGAGCTGGCTTGGACACACGGGTGGAGATACGCGCGATGGTCAAGTAGACAACGATGGACAACAACGTCGTCAAGATCGCGGTGAGCAAGTATTGGCTGCCACCGTTCTTTGGCACCTTAATGAGCTGACCAATGATCCAGCGGACAAGGTCCATCCAGGAAAGGGCCGCGGCGAAGGAGAAGCCAGCGACAATCGCGTTGAGAGATTGGGTTTCCAATTCTTGGGTGACAAGGTTCACAGTTTTGACCGCGGTGTCCATTGTAAGTTTTATATAGTATGTAAAGAAAAATTATTCGGGTAATAACTCTTCTTCATGGATCCTTTTGTATTGTTTTCGTCTGATGATTTTTGATTTTGTAAATATTTGTTCATTCTCATCTTCACTGGATGAACCGTCCTCAGAGCTACTCTCGGTATCATCCCCTGATACTTTGAATGTCTTATATTCCGAAATTGTCCATCCCTCTAGATCAGATGTGCCCATTACTATTAATAGCATTTTTTAACATCTCTTCTACTGGACTTTGTGGGACCCAACTGTCCCAATTTTCATACGATTCATTCATCTTCTGAAAGATAGGATCTTCACCTGTGTAGGGTTCAAATGGTGGACACTCGGATTCATCCACATCTTCCAGAATATCATCTTCGTCTGAGGAATCTTCGTCATATATCTCTGGAAAGAGTGATCCTGTGTTTCTACCAACGGTGTGCATGGCACAGTACTTGATCGCGTATTCCATATCTTTTCCAAGGACTGTATCTCGGCCACATGCTTTTGCATACTGTGATGCGAGTACCATACTCTGTTCGAGAACTGGCGTTAAAATACCAATAAGTGCATTTGCTTGGGCTTCTTCGTAAAGCCCAGATGATTCTCCGAATCCCGTTTTCATCATTGTACTATTAATGATTAAAAATTGTCTTGGCAATTCCCTCACGTACGCGAAGGATGTTATAACTGAGCGCGTATATACGAGCTTGTCTTGAGGACGTTGCACACGGGGTCAGACTTAGGTTAAGAATTTGCTCTTTTATGATACTAAAGTTCAGTTGTCCGGTTGGATACCACTTCTCTGGTTCACATGCGAAACTATACGAATAGAATCGACGGATAAGTTGAGTCTTTGAATGATGAATAGCACCTTGTGCGGCTTTTAAAAAGACATAGTCACCTGTATCCCGTGAAATGACTTCATCGCCATCAAGTGTGAGTGATAAGTAATCCAGGTTTTCATAAAGTATAAACTTATTGTCTACAATTGCCAGTGTATTATCATAATCAAATGGGGTCACAAATCCATCTTTACGTTGAATAATAAAATACAATTCCTTGACTGGGTTTACAAATGATAACTTGAATTGACCTTCCTGAACATTTTGTGGAATATTAAAAACATTCTGTTGTATCTGGGTGATGATAAAGTCCCTTTTTGCGTGCTTTGTTTTGACTCGTTCACATGTATCGAGGAACACACACTCTGCACACAATGAAAAACTTTCAATTTTAGGTGTATACGTCAACGGCTTATATGTACCATCACTTGTGTCGACAATCAAGTCGGTGTAACTTCTCAATTTAATATGTACTTCGACTTCCTGTTTTGTTATAGCACAGAGTGGTATAGAAAGTTCTGGATTATTATAAAAGTAAAATGGTATGTCAATGAAATAGTCTTGAGATGTTGTCGCTTTTCCTAAAAACCCTATGATACTTGGGTTTGAGACTGGGGTGGCTGACGTTCGGAACGAATATTTCCCGATTAACTTTTCCAAAGTCTTTTGTTTAGTTTGAGTGACATTGTGTTCTGAATATATCTGAAGATAGTCACTTGTGATGCGTTGAACGATTACATCTCCGATGACGAGATCTACGTGTTCAATGAGTGCATGTCCAATCGATTCGATATATCCAACATCATAGGAACTGTCAAGCTTTGGCAACTTCACACTGAGCGCTACATTCCTTAAAAGGTCAGCCTGATTCTGTGATATTGTAAACTTTATAGTCTTTCCAAAGTCGGCTTCATTGTCTGGATCTAAAAATACATGTTCAACTGAAAAGTTTGAATGTTTTTTAAAACTTTCCAAGAAATGTGTATAATCTGGATCAATCGTAAAGAACCTGTCTTGGGGTCCAGATGTTTCAAGCTGAACACGGCCAGCCATTACTACTATAAGAGTCTAAAATTTTAAACCAGCTAAACCACTTCTAAAACAAAGTACATTGTAGTTGACAGCATATACACGTGTGACATTCGGATACGTAGTTTGTGCTGGATCTATTTCAACTGTAAGTAGTTTATGGGCAATACGACTCATATTCACTTGTCCAGTTGGATAATGAACTTGGGGATTCATCGAGAAACTATACATTGCGAAGTCTGATTTCAATTGCACAATACCTAGATAAGGTGCGAGTGTATTCAAAACAATCGGCGAATTGGTGTGATGTCGTAACGATTGTGCATACACTAGAGGTTTGTTGTCGAGATTAAATACAATTTTATCATTAAAACGGAGTTCCAAGTTCTTGATCGTTGTATATTCATTTGGACAATTGAATGTGGCAAAAAAATCATCTGGACGAGATGTGAAGAACATTTCTTTCACTGGATGTTTAAAGTTCAACATAACCGACTTTGTAGTCTCACCGGGTTTCATCACAAACTGTGACATCTGGAGTTGCGTGATAACATGCTCGATTGGGCGTGACATGAAGTATGCACGCTCGTCGCCTGTCACGTATACAAACTCTGTATCAAGTGATAACTTGCGTATGGCACCTACAACATTTGGGGGGGCTCCACCAAAAATAAGTTCATCCAGTGGACGGGTTTTAATTCGAACTTCCACCTGTTGTTTCGTAAGAGCACACGTAGGTATAGCCAATGTTGGGTTACGATAAAAGTAGAATGGGAGATCTATATAGTAATCATAATCACCAGTATACGTCAAAAAGTTCCCGTGACCGTTCATAAAATACAACGACTGTGACACATCATCGTTTGTATTGTATAGTTGTTGATGTATGTAAATATACTCACCCGTGAGTCGTTCAATCACCTGACCACCTATAACAAGTTCAGCATATTCAATGAGATGTGAACATATAGATGGCGTCCAGTAGACGTCATTAAAGCCGGGTGTATCAGGCGTTGGATCAGCTAATGTAATCTTCACCGTCATATTCTTTATGAGATCACCCTTGTCACTTGGAATTGATGTCTTGATGATTTTACCGAAATCTATATCACCGTCAAACTGGGTTTCGAAATAATCAATCGCAAACTTTGTATGTCTCTTGAAATTCATCAGGAAATATGAAAATTGTGGATCACCTGTGAGCCATTGGTCTTGGACCCCAGTCGTGGCAAGTCTTAAACGACCTGACATTCCTTCTACTTTATGTGAGTAAAATTTTATGAAATAAAACGGGACACTAGAGTAGAATGAATCTTCAACTGAAGAAATTCAATCCCGAGAAGATATCGGATGATAGAGTGTGTGTATTTATTGGCAAACGAAACACTGGTAAATCAACATTGGTAAAGGATATCATGTACCACAAGAAACATCTTCCAGCTGGTATAGTTCTCTCAGGAACGGAGGAGGGGAATCACTTTTATTCCGAATTTATCCCCGATCTTTTTGTTTATGGCGACTACGACCGAGACGCTATAGAACGGGTTATGGCGAGACAACGAAAATTGGTTGGCGAAGGTAAGTCAAATTGTGGGGCATTCATGTTACTTGATGATTGTATGTATGACAACAAGTTCCTCAAGGACACGTGCATCAGGCAGTGTTTTATGAATGGACGACACTGGAAGATCTTTTTCATGTTGACGATGCAGTACTGTATGGATCTTCCACCAGCACTCAGAGCAAATATAGATTATGTGTTCCTACTCAGAGAGAACATTCTCCAGAATAGGGAAAAGTTGTATAAATCTTTCTTTGGTATCTTCCCAAGCTTTGATATGTTTAACAAAGTGATGGATGCGTGTACAGAAAACTACGAATGCCTCGTGTTAGATAATACTGTGAAATCTAACAGGATACAGGATTGTGTATTCTGGTACAAAGCGTCTATACGCAAGAACTTTAGAGTTGGGGGTCCGGATCTATGGAGACTTCACAACAAGATGTACAACCCCAGGCATATGCAACAGAGAGAGGATGACGCAAAGAAGGCTACAAAGAAAACTGCGCTCAAAATTACAAAGACGAAATAACAAATAAGAACTCCGTGACCTTATTTGAACGATTTTTTAAGTTTCGACTTCCCTTATAGCAACTATAGTTTATTTCAATTTTTTCGTATGTGTAGGATTGTAGGATGTCCTCCCATTGTTCTGGAGTGATGAAGCCTTCATTGTTGTAGGATACTAGGGTATATTTAGCCTTTTGCGTCGCTATACGCAAGGTACGTTCCATAGCTTCTCTAATTTTGTTCTTGTAGTTGTACTGACTTTTATTCCAATCTCCAGGGATACCTGATACTTTTGAAAGTGTATGAGGTCTCTCGTTCGTACATATTAGATTTAGCATGAAGTAATTTGAACCATATGGGTGTTGATTATATGGTGGATCCAGGTAGATGAGGTCAACTGGAGGGAGATTCTCCATAAATGCACATGCATCTTGGCGATGTACCTTGACATCCTTTGGCGTTTCAAACCAATGTGGGCATTCAACATCAATCCTCCGTGTAATACGTTCTAGGGCGTGACCACCTTTACCACCCCACCCACCTTTGTGAAACCCTTTGAATACCCCAGATGTATTTGTGTGTATGCTCGCCTTAACGATGAGGGGTCCAAGACAGTACATCTTTAGATGCGCAGGAACATGAGTCTCGATGTACGCAATCATACCATCGATGCGGTTTGCATTTTCTTTTGTGTAGAAACATCGTTCTCCCTCTTGGATATGATTCGAATCACGTGGTGCATAGAGTTCCGAAAATAGTCCATCCGCTATTGGACATGTATTCATGTGTTGTATATGTCTTTGTATCTCTGCTTGATCATCAAGTGAGGGTGTTTTCAAAAAACAGTGTGATAATACTTCACAATATCTCTCTAGGTCATTTACGTATAATGTATCACAATGTGTAAGTAACATTCTAGACACAACCCCAGACCCTGAAAATGTATCAACGCATGTCTTTGGATTGAGTTTTTTGATGACGTCCTCAATAGTGGAGACAAGTTTCCTCTTATTACCTATATAAGTAATCATGGGTTGATGTACATAGTCATTCATGGTTGTTAT